AGATCGCACCGACGAAGAGTTAAAGATCAACCTTTTGGATATTGAGAATTACGTGCGCGAAAAGCGCGAAATGTGGACTTAAGTAAGGAGCGAGAACTGGTCATGGCTTTAGCCAACATTATCAAAAAGCGAAGGTCGGAACTCGGCCTATCTCTTCAGCAGGTCGGAGATCGTGCAGGGATATCAAGAACGCAGGTTTGGGAATTAGAGGATGGCAGGAGCAAGAACCCAACGTTGGAAACCATCGTCGCGATTGCGGCGGCACTACAAGTATCAGCGCCAGAATTAGTCCGGCGCGCAATTTCGTAAGGGAGGCTGGATCGTGACCGCTGAATATAGGTGCCTTCGCTGCAATCACCAGTGGCTTGAAAAGGCGGGGCCAACTCAGTGCCCAAAGTGTGGACATATATACGTCAAATGGGAAAACTATCAGCGCGATTTTGCGCGCACATAACAGGAGGCGACATGACACACTGTATGCAATGCCAAGACGGTAGATACCCCTGCACTTGCGAGTTATCGGTGAAGGAACATGCAAGTATCGGTGTGGATATTTCGTCGAGACTTCATCTGAGGTGGTCAGATCACCACGCCAATGGTGAGTATCTTGAGGTGCAGACTGTGGATGGGTGGCAATCTGTGTACCCACTACTACGAAAACTGCGTAAGGAGACTGAGCGATGAGTAAAGGACACACCAAAGATGAGTTAATTGAAATCTGGCGCAAGGCGTTTGAGAAATCGACAATGGATAATCTCAGACTTCGTGCGGAAAACGACAAGCTTCGTGAAGGGCTAGATGCACAGTGGAATAGTTGGGTCAGCGGAACCTACGAAACGGTGGATGCTGCAACAAAGGAGACTGAGCGATGACCGTAGTAGTATGGGATGGTGTCACCCTAGCCACTGACCGCGCTGCAACTGATGGTGCTGCTAAGTGGGCGACCGAGAAGGCGTGGTATCATGGGCAGGATGAGGACCGCATCATTGTATCAGGAGCTGGACCGTTGAAGTCTATCTTATATATGCGTGAGTGGTGCAAGGAGGGGTGTATCATTGACCACTTCCCTGTCTCGCAACTCACGCACCCCTGTCACTTCATAGTGGTCTCGCAGGTCGATGGACTGTATCGCTATGAAGATAGTCACATCCGCATCATGCATGGGTATGAACCATGTGCATTTGGTGAAGGCCGTGACGTAGCGCATGGAGCACTGGCGATGGGTGCCACTGCACAACAAGCTGTGGAGGCAGCGAACCAATTCTCAGCCCACTGTGGGTTGGGTGTAGAGGAGTATAGGTTATGAGGCTTGATAAGTTTGACACTGCACAGATGCAGACCACTGGCCCCTTAAAAGAGGGTGTGAAGTTTGATGAGGGTAAGCCACCTTACCATCTGTTAGCCCCTGAGTTGTTGGAGGCAACAGCCTCTGTACTAAGTTCTGGAGCTGAGAAGTATGGTGAGCGCAACTGGGAGGGAGGTATGAGTTGGTCACGCCCATTCGCTGCGCTAATGCGCCACATGTGGGCATGGTGGAGAGGTGAGAACACCGACGATGAGACAGGCATGAGCCATCTTTGGCATGCAGCCTGCTGCATTATGTTCCTGATAGCATATGAGGAGCGCAAGATAGGGGAGGACAATAGGCCACGGTTAGAAGAGACAGATACCTAGATGATCTGGGTATTTTAAACGGGGCTGTGCCCCACGCACTGACGAGAGGATTGTGCAATGTTGAATATAGTTAAAGACAAGCGTACTGAGCAGGATGTTATTACCCAACTAAATAAGTACATAGGGAGTCCACCAGAAAACTCCCGTATTGTGACGTTCACCCCCGCTATAGCAGCATGGGTACTCGACACATATAACTCGAACAACCGCCCCAAGAAACCTACTAACATAAAGCGCTACGCAGAAGATATGCTGGCTGGTAGCTGGGGGTTGACCGGGGAGACTATCAAGTTCAGCGATGGAGATAGGCTAGCAGACGGGCAGAACCGGTTGATGGCTTGTATCCGCAGCGGTGAACCATTCACTAGCCATGTGGTATTCGGGATTGCTGACGGGCTGTTTCATGTTATGGACACCGGGAAGGTACGCACCAACAAAGACGTACTATCTATAGCTGGATACACAAACGTGGCGGAGCTAGCCTCGGCGGTGCGTTGGGCGTATCTAATTACCACGGACCCGATGTCCCGCAGGTCGTTAACCAATGATGAGGTACTTGCTAAGGTACGGGGTGCGTACGCTGGGGTACAGGATAGCCTCACCCATGGGCGGCGTGTCTATAGTTCTTATAGCCACCCAACAGGCCAGATGGCCGCACTACACTGGGTATTCGCAGCTATAGATGCTGATAAGGCTGATACATTCTTTACCGCTTGGGCGACTGGCAACCGTAGTGGCAAGAACAAAGCCCTTGGTAAACTACAGGACAGCCTCGTCCGTACTAAGGATGTTGCCCATGGTCGCATCAACGATAGCATACGGGCAGCGATGGTTGTGAAGGCGTGGAATCTGTTCTGCAGCGGGCGCATAGGTTCCAAAAATTCCTGCCTCATGGCTATCGGTGAGGATTTCCCTGTAGTAAAGGGGCAGTAGTTAATGGACATAGTAACACTAGACTTTGAGACCTACTACTCTAAGGAGTACGGGTTAGGTAAGATGACGACTGAGCAATACGTCCGTGACCCTCGCTTTGAGGTGATCGGCGTATCGGTCAAGGTCAATGATGGTGAGACTGACTGGTTCAGCGGCACTATGGATGGGACAGGTGTGTTCCTCAACTCGTTAGACTATAGCGACAAGGCTATCCTCTGCCACAACACTGCGTTCGACGGCTTCATCTTATCAGAACACTTCGGCATCAAGCCTAAGTTCTGGTTCGATACGCTTTCGATGGCTAAGCCTACGCACAACGTGACGGTCGGTGGTAGTCTCAAGAACTTAGTACAGGCGTTCAACCTCGGTGAGAAAGGCACTGAGGTTGTCGACGCCTTCGGTAAGAAGCGAGGTGACTTCACCCCTACGGAGCTGGCTAGGTATGGCCAGTATTGTATCAACGACACTGAGTTGACGTGGAAGTTGTTCAAGAAACTTAAGGTCGGCTTCCCTGTCAATGAGCTGATGGTCATCGACCAGACCATACGGATGTACACTGAGCCTGTCATACGGCTCAACAGTGAGGTGTTGTCGGCACACTTAGCGGCGGAGAAGGCACGTAAGCAAGCTCTCCTCAACAAGTTGGGGAGTGGTGATCCAGAGGCTGCAAAGAAAGCACTCAACAGTAACGTTAAGTTCGCAGCACTGCTCGCTGCTATGGGCGCAGAGATACCAATGAAGGTCAGCCCTACCACTGGTAAGGACACGTTCGCCTTTGCTAAGACAGACCTTGGCATGAAAGCGTTGCTTGAACACGACGACCCAAGGGTTAAGGCCGTCGCTGAGGTTAGGCTCGGCGTCAAGTCAACCATCGAGGAGACACGGACGCAGCGTCTGATAGATGTTGCAGCGCGTGGTCGCCTACCCATCATGCTCAAATATTATGGCGCACACACTGGGCGCTTCTCCGGTGGCGACAAACTAAACCTACAGAACCTACCCGCCCGTGGGAACAACGTGATACGCACATCTATCTGTGCGCTTGAGGGTGAGAAGCTGATAGCCTGTGACAGTAGCCAGATTGAGGCGCGTATGCTTGCGTACATTGCAGGGCAACACGATCTGGTGGAAGCGTTCCGACAGGGCGAGGATGTGTACAGGCAGTTCGCTGCCCGTGTGTACGGTATAGCTGAGGCCGACATAACCAAGGCGCAGCGCCACGTTGGCAAGACTTGTATCCTTGGGTTGGGCTACGGCATGGGCCACGTTAAGTTCCGCGGTACTATTAAGTTGCAGACAGGCGTGGACATTGGTGAGGCAGAGGCCAAGCGTATTGTCTATCTGTATCGCAACACATATCCATTCATCAAGGGACTATGGGAGCGATGCGATGTGATGCTCGGTCATATGTATATGGGACAGGCGGGTGTGATCGGTGACGGTACGTCCATAGGCTATGACGCTACTGGAATTACGTTGCCAAACACAATGAAGCTGGCCTATACTGCACTTCGCTCGACAGCCGATGGGTATGAATACATCTCTGACGCACGAGTGTTCCGCAAGTTCATGACCGCTAAGGTTATGGCTAAAGTAGACGATGACCTAGCGTGGACTAATATCTATGGGGGTAAGGTGACTGAGAACATCATACAGGCGTTGGCTCGTATCGTTATCACAGACCAGATGACAGCGGTTGGCCAGCACTACCACGTAGCGTTCCAAGTACATGACGAGATAATCATCAACGTCGGTGAGGCAGGGGCGATAGCTGCACAACAAGTTGTGGAGCAGATAATGAGTACCCCTCCATCATGGGCACCAACCCTACCAGTAGCATGCGAGAGTGCTATCGGTGATAACTACGGAGAGTGTAAGTGATAAGTGGAAAGCGCAAGTGCCTATGCTGCTCTAGGCATTTCCTCTCCTATGGGCGGCGCAACAGAGTGTGTTCCATATGCAAAACCCCTACATATCAGTCTATCCATGACACTGATGAGCAGGTATCTAGCTTACAAAACATAGTGCCCAACAGTAGAACCACACCCCACGCAGGAGACCGAGATGACTAAGAAGCCCAGCCTAGTGACACGGTGGATGCGATACCTACGTGGTCAAGGACACTCCGAGATGGTGTGTGTTGTACGCGCAAAAGAAATGGCTAAGAAAAAGAAAGGCCCACCAGTATGAAACCTCTAGCCCATAGCTACTCAGCGCTTAAGCTGTATGAGAATTGTCCCAAGCAATATTATATGCAGAAGATCAGTAAGGAAATCAAACCCTCGTTCGGTGAAGCTAGCATCTATGGCAACCGTATCCATGACCAGCTTGAGGCTAGGCTTAAGAACGGCACCCCGCTACCTGATGAGAGTAGTAAGCATGAGGCGCTGGCTGCTGCGTTCGAGGCTATGTCAGGAGAACTTGTTGCAGAGCAAGAGTTCACACTCAACGCGGCGCTTGAGAAGGTAGGCTGGTGGGATGCTGACGCTTGGCTACGCGCTAAGCTAGACGTACTCAACATAGATGGTGACGCTGCGGTGGTCGGTGACTGGAAAACAGGTAAGCGTAGGCCCGACTTCTTCCAGATGGAGTTGTTCGCTATCCTTGTGTTCAAGTTGTACCCTGATGTGCAGCGCGTGAAGGCTGCGTTGATCTGGCTTAAGACAGGTGAGATGGACACTGAGACATACACACGCGCGGATGCACCACGTATTTGGAGTAACTTTATGGCCAAGGTAGGTCGTATAGAGAACTCTCTCGCCAAGAACGAGTGGCCAGCTAAGCCGAGTGGCCTATGCCCTTGGTGTCCTGCGTCACACGCTCAATGCGAGTTCAAGTAATGTGTCAAAAACTAGGTAAGCGGAAGCAGAAACTCAAGGCTGAGGAGTTGCATCGTTTTCAGCAACGTGTTCTACGCGTACTAAAGGGTGAACCTCTTGATCCCATGCGGTTTCGGGGGGTCGTCAGAGAAAATTATGGTCGCATGGTAGCGGCCCATCGTAACTACGCTACGATAGACCACTCAGAATGGTAGTTATGGCTATAGCGCCAACTCAAGCTGCGGAGGACGAGGCCCTTAGGCTAATGACGTACTTCAAACTGGTGGGGGCTAGTAAATTCCTAGTGATACGTGATGAGTGCATGGCAGTTGATATGGTCACAGCCGAGCTACCTAATGGTAAGCCTATACGTATGTACTTCGAAAACATTGAACCGAGACTTCTCCAGTACCTACTTGACACCAATGCAAAGTAAGGGTATATAATGGCAGCGACACCAGAAGGTAAAGTTAAGAAGAAGCTGGACAAGATGTTGAAGGCAAAGCAGGGAGTGTGGTTCTTCCCTCCCCAAGCTGGACCCTTCGGCTCAGCGGGTATCCCTGACAGAATAGCCTGTGTACGCGGGCATCTGTTGGGGATCGAAGCCAAGGCCAGCGCCAAAAAGAAGCCTACCGCCCTACAAGCAAAGTGTATGGGGGATATAGAAAAAGCCGGTGGTAAGTGCTTCGTAGTCTACGACGCCGCCACCATTAAAGAAGTAGAGGACTGGATAGATGGATTTTCTGTGGATTAGTTTCTTTGTTATGTCTGTTGATGACGAGGGGTGGCGGTTCGACCTTATGAATGTCGGGGTTAACAATTATAGCACCCACCTATTCTGGGTGTCCCACGACAATGGTGTCTGGGATGTACAGCTATGTTTCCTCCCCGCATGGAATAGTGTATCCGGTTTTGGGAAGCCCCAATAATGTTAGTCGTTGAAGAAGCTAAAGCAATAGCTCTCAAACTTAACAACCCACAACGTGTTACAGAGTGCATACCCACAGCGCATCGTGTAACCTTACATGGCCATGATCTCGTGGTCGTGCCGCATAAACCTGATGAGGTCAGAGTTCTTAGGAACTTAGGTATCAACGCCCCCGCCCCCATCATGCACTACTACGACTGGAAGGGTGACTTCACCCCTTACGATCACCAAAAGAAAACCGCTGCGTTCCTGACCATGAACAAGAAGGCATTGGTCCTCAACGAGATTGGCACGGGCAAGACACAGTCTGCCCTATGGGCCGCTGACTATCTAATGAACGCCGGGGTTATCAAGAAGGTACTCATCATCTCACCACTGTCCACACTTGAGCGGGTGTGGGGTGACGCGATCTTCAAAGGTATGATACACCGCCGACATGTTGTTCTCCATGGCACAGCCAAACGCCGTAAGCAAATGCTGTCTACTGAGGCCGACTTCTACATCATCAACCATGATGGCTTCCCTATTATCTCTGATGATGTGATGGGTATGTTTGATCTGGTCATCATCGACGAGGCTGCTGTCTACCGCACCCCCGGCACAACACGTTTCAGGCTGTTCCGCAAGTGGATGGATGCTGTTGCCAATGCCCACACACGACTATGGCTAATGACTGGCACACCTACGCCCAACAATCCAACTGATGCGTGGACCCTATCTAAGTTAGTTGACAGTCCGTATGCTGCGCGAACCTTTGGTAGCTTCCGTGATCAGGTGATGGAGAAGTATGGCCAGTATAGTTACGTGCCTAGGCCCGGTGCGCTTGAGACTGTGAAACATGTTCTACAGCCAGCGGTGCGCTATACTCGGGACGAGTGCTTCGACCTACCGGAGACTGTGTTCCAGACACGAGAGGTCGAGCTTACCAAAGAACAACGGATGCACTATGACAAGATGATGAAGTCATTCATCACTGACGTTGACGGTGGTGAGCAAATTACTGCGGTCAACGAAGCGGTAAAGTTACAGAAGCTGGTGCAGATAGCATGTGGCGTGGCGTATAACGACATGGGCGAGAACGTTGAGCTTGACTGTAAGCCTAGGGTGAACGCCGTGTTGGAGGTGATAGAAGAAGTCGGAGGTAAAGTTATAGTATTTGTACCCTTGACAGGAACTTTACATATGCTAGAACGTGAGCTATCGAAACGTTACACAGTCGGTGTGGTTAACGGGGCAGTCAGTAGTAAGAAACGTAATGTTATCTTCCAAGACTTCCAAGAACGCAGCGACCCTAGGATTATCCTAGCCCACCCTGCTACTATGGCACACGGGCTAACACTAACAGCGGCCAAGTCCATCATTTGGTACGGGCCTATAACAAGTAACGAGCAGTACGTCCAAGCCAATGGACGCATCGAAAGGATAGGCAAGAAGTTTACATCCAACGTGGTCCACATAGAGGCCACGGAGTTAGAGCGCAAGATGTATAAGCGCCTTGAGACAAAGCAGAGACTACAGGGTCTACTGCTAGACATGATACAACAAGAACAGGAGTAAGATATGTCCGAGCTAACAGTCGATGCAGTTATCGACACGTATATTAAACTGCGCACACAGAAGGAGATAGCTGAGCGTGAAGTGAAGGAACAAGTTGAAGGCATCAAGTTAAAGATGGCGAAACTTGAGGCATGGATACAGGCTAAGTCTGATGAGACAGGTGTTAAGTCTTTCAAGACAGATGCTGGCACAGCGTTCATGTCGACCAGTGACTTCGCTAGTGTCGGAGACTGGGATGCAGTCATGGACTTCATCAAGACCAACGAGGCATGGGACATGCTGAACAAGGCGGTCAACAAGAAGGCGGTGCGCGAGTACCTAGACTTGAACGGAGCCATACCCAATGGAGTTAACTTCGGCACAAAGGTTAGCGTCAGTGTACGCCGCCCGGCGAAGAAGGCATAACATGATGTCGCAAGAGATCGGTAGGATAACTAAGATCGACAACGGATACCTGCTAACAATAGGCGATCACAACACGCACTACAGTAGTGTTAACTACGCTGCTGATGCGACAGGCATAGCAGAACTTATTATAGCCGCCGCTGCCCGTGAAGTATTGGGTGTCGGTGAACAGCAAGAACTATTTAGCTCCGGGACTAATCTCGGTGTAGCAAACCCAAAAACCAAAGGACAAACAATACCATGAGTAACATCGTTCCAATCAACATCGAAGTACCCGCGCACTTAGCTGGTCGTGTTGGCCAACCCTCTGCCCTTGCTGCTAGCATTGGTGGTGGACTGTCATCCGATGCGGAGTTCCCCCGCATCTCACTTAAAGCATCGCGCTTCCGCATTGTGCAGGACGGCACAGAGACTGTGCTTAATGATCCTACACTTGAGATCGTGGTCGTCGGTGCCAACCCTAACCTGTCCAAGGCTTTCTATGCTACGGCTTGGAACCCTGATGCAGAAGCATCGGCCCCTGACTGTGCGTCCCTCGGTGGCATCCGCCCCGATAGCAACAGCACCAATCCGCAGAACGATCTCTGTGCGTCATGCCCTCAGAACGCATGGGGTAGTAAGAAAACTGCACAAGGCACTGACATCAAGGCATGCGCAGACAAGAAACGTCTGGCCGTTGTTGCTGCCTCTGACCCATCCGGGCCAGTCTATCTACTAGAGGTGACACCTGCTGCACTCAAGGGTCTCAACCAGTATCAACGTGAGTTGTCCATGCGTGGCATCGCACCCGAGATTGTTAAGACTGTGATCTCGTTCGACGCTAACGCTTCGTTCCCTAAGCTGGCCTTTGGCTTCGGTGGTTTCATTGACGAGCCTACTCAGGTAGCCGTTGAGAAATTGTTCGGTACACCAGAGGTCAAGGAAGTCACTGGCGAAGTTGATGCTCCTACTGCCCCGGCTACTCCAGCTACTCCAGCTATCGCCGCGCCTGTTGCGGAACCTGCTGCCCCTGCTGCTTCGTTTGGTAAGCCAGCGGCTGCTACTCCACAACATGTTGCTGCGCCTGTTGCAGAACCTGCTGCCCCAGTTGCCTCATTTGGTAAACCTGCGGCAGTGCCGGAGTCCCCAGCCCCGGCAGCAACTCCAGAACCTGTTGTAGAGGAGCCAAAGGCTGCACCTGTTGCTGACGCTAGCACTGCGGGTCTCGCTGATGAGATCACTGCACTGATGGCTGATGTGGCCGACGATGCCTGATCCTAAACTGGACTTCATTAAGGTCGAGGCTCTGCGAAAGCATATGCTTCTCACCGCATCCCAGATGGCTACGTTCTTGGGTGTATCACGAGTGACCTACGGCGGGTGGGTAAAAGGAAAGCCCATACGCAAAGGCAACGACGCCAACGCGAGAGCCGCACTGCGTACCATGTTCACGGTAATTCAAGACCACCAATGGCCAATGCCAGAGGTGATTGCGATGACGCCGAAGCTGCGATACGAAACGCTGCTTGAACTCACAACAAAAGAAGAGTAACGTCAATGGTTCGGGGGGTTATGTTCAGCCCCCCGATACCAACGAAAACTAAAAGGGATAGATATGGATACGCTGGGATTTCTAGAGCGTGTCCTCCCAACCGAAGGCTTCTACTGCGCAATAGTAATCAACGAGGGCTGTGCCCCGCAGCAAGCATTCTTCGGTTCCGTGGAGGAACTCGCGACCACCTGTCAGAGATTCGATCAGGCTGGACACAACACATACTACGCGACCTCAACATTCAATACCCGATTCAACCGCACACAGATTAACACTAAGCTATCCAAGGTTTTGTTCTTGGACATTGACTGTGTTGACGATGACAACCACGAATACAAGAACCAGAGCGATGGCCTTGCTGCCCTACTAAAGTTCATAGAACTCACGGGTATGCCTAAGCCAATGGTCGTATCATCTGGCCGGGGACTCCATGTGTACTGGGTATTGAGCGAGGCTCTGCCCAAGACTGAGTGGCAACCATTAGCTGATGCGCTCAAGGCCACCTTCCGAGTGAATGGCTTCGACTTTGATCCGAGCGTCACAGCAGACAGCGCGAGAGTGCTGCGCCCTATCGGTACGCACAACCCTAAGAACGGCAAAGAAGTTAAGCTACTTATGGATGGGGCCCCGGTCGACAAGCAGACTCTCCAGAACATATTGCAGAGAGCTGCACCTGCGGGGGTTGAGGCGAGTGTTGCGAACATCCCTAGTATGATAGCACCCAAGTCACCGCTGGCTGCGGCGATGGAGATCAAGCAAGAGTACGAACCGTCTAACCCTGACGCCATATACAATAGCTGCCAGCAGGTACGCTGGGCAGTGGACAACCAAGACCAAGTGCTGGAGCCTATGTGGTACAGCCTGATCGGGTTAGCCGCACACTGCGTAGACCCTGATGCTGTTGCTAAGAACTGGAGCAAGAACCATCCAGACTATAGCGAAGCTGCGACCATGCAGAAGCTACGCCAGTGGCAAGCACGTACAACAGGACCAGCGACTTGCGGTAAGATCGAAGCTGACAGGCCCAAAGGCTGCGACAAGTGCCCACTCAAGGGGAGTATAACATCTCCTGCCATGTGCGGACGGCAGTACAAAGAGACTACGATGGTGTCATCCACAGGTGATGAGTTGCCAGTGAAGCTGCCCAAGCCGTTCAAGTCGTCTGGGGATATGATCGTTAAGACTGTTGATGGGACAGACGTAGAGGTCTCACCCTTCCTTATATACCCTGTCGGTTATGGCCGTGACGAGAGCCTCGGCTATGAGACAGTACGCTTTAAATGGAAGCGGCCACATGAGGGATGGACAGACCTAGTATTTAGGCAAGCACATCTCAACGCTAAGAGCAGGGAGTTCCCCACCGTGATCGCGGATCAGGGGATTGTTCTTAACGGCGAGAAGCAGACAATGGAGTTCCAATATATGTTACGCAGTTACATGAACGAGTTGCGCAAGTCGCAGTCGATGTCCAATCTCCATGGTGTCATGGGTTGGAAGGACGACCATAAACAATTCGTCATAGGCGGGCGGCTATACAAACGTGACGATGCCGGGGCTGTGACTGTAGAAGATGTTGCACTGAACAACTCCGCTGGCAATATGGCCAACAGGATGTACGGCACAGCCGGGACCATAGAGAAGTGGACCGACATGACCAGTGTACTTGAGACAGCCGACCTACCCCACCACATATTCGCCATCAACAATTCATTAGCTGCCCCGCTCTGGGCTATGACTGGTCTCAAAGGTGTGACCATCTCACTGTTCGGCCCGTCAGGTAGCGGCAAGTCCATCGCCCAGTTGATGATGCAGAGCGTATGGGGTGTCCCTAGTAGGCTGCACTTTGCAGCGAAGTTCACGCACAATGCATTGTTCAATAGGTTGGGGACGTATTGTAATCTCCCGATGACCATCGACGAAGCGACTATGATGCAGGACGTTGGTGACTTCTGCTACTGGGTGACACAGGGCAGGGACAAAGCAAGGCTGTCCCGCAACGCTAGTGAGCGCGAGGCCAAGGAGTGGGCAACAAGTGTCACAGTGTCCACCAACATATCCTTCGCGTCTAAGATGACATCGTCAGGTGTTGAGACCAGCGCGCAGATGGCCCGGCTGCTAGAGGTAGAGATGCCTACGCACAAACTATTCCACAAGACAAGTGACGCTGGCCGTAAGTTCTCCGACCACATGGAAGAGAACTATGGTGTTGCTGGTGATCTCCTGATGCGTGAGTACATGCGCTTAGGCAAGGCAGAGTTGAAGCGGCGTATCGCTGAGGCCATACTCAAGTTCGAGGAATGGTACGGCTTCAAGTTCGCAGGTGTCGAGCGCTTCTGGGAGACAACCCTAGTGCTACAACACGTTGCATGCACCATAGCTAAGGAGCTGGGGCTTATCACCTACGACTTCACGATTGGCATACGCCTCATCATCGACCAGATCGACAGGCTCCGTGCTAAGGTTGACGAGAACCGCATCGATGGCTTCGATGTTATCACAGAATACCTCAACGAGAATGCTGCTGAGTTCCTAACCATCATGCACACAACCACTGGCACCCTGCCTCCAGCTTACGATATTAAGCGGGAGCCTCGCAACGAGATCAAGGGGCGGTTCGATGTGTTCCGCAGTGGGCCATTGGATAAGTTCGACCGTGGCACAGTGATGATAGTACGCAAAGCCTTCAAGGAGTATGTGGCTGGCCGTGGGTATGACTACGGCGTACTGTGCAGGGAGGTTGCTGCCGCTGGTGCAGATGCCACACCTCACCTAGCTAAGGTGACGATCAGTAAGGATACTAATCTAAAGGCTGGTCAGCACTATGTCCTAGGTATCAACCTCAACAACATGAGAATGCTTGGATACCTAGACGCTGCACAGCAACACGCAGATGAGTTAACCCTAGGACATATGGCGGTCGTGCCCTAGTTAAGGGGCACACCATGTTTGTCTAGCCCTTGGGACTCCATCACACTACGCCCTAGCTTCTGCAAGTTCTTAGGTAGTGTCTTAAGGTTACGTTCGGAGGCGGTGAGTTTATTAGACTTCCGCTTCCGCTGTATCTTACCCATCAGATCGTTGACGTATTGCGGGCTAGTCTTACCAACAATACGGTTGGTGCTACGAACACCACGAGCTATGGCGCGCTGTCCTGCCTTATCAGCTTTTAGATACGCAGTGACAACCTCCGCAGTGTACTCAGCGCTGAGCTTACGTGCGTAGTTTGTCATACGGTTGGCTCCGTACTGTTTACTCACTGCGGCTGGACTGAACCCGATCATTTGGAAGAGCGACTCCACGGCACCGATGTTCTTCACAACTGTCTGCCCCCTAGCGTTCACAACTGTGCCGTCTACCATGTAAGTGACGCCCTTAGCCACGTTCTTCAATGCAGATATACCTAAGCCGCCACGGGCTATGTCCCCAAGGGTAGTGGCATCAGGGCGAACCCCAATAGTCTCAAGGCCGTAGCGCCCAATCATTGCAGCCGATCCGAAGATACCCTCCCATGCGCTATACACAGGGCCAGCGATATCTTTTATCACCCGCATTGGCTCGGCGTCTGCCTTAAGCATACCAGTGCCGGGGAACACAACACCGAACCCAGCACGACCACCCCACTCGACACCTGTTATATAGTTGACTGCGCCATGTAGCGCTAACTCTGAAGGGACACCAACAGCTTCTGCTATCCTAGATATCTCAAGCTCAAGCCCGCCCCAATCAACCCCGAAGATTTCCATGAGGGTGTCGAGCAAGTCCGCGAAGTTCCCAGCAAACGGGATGCCCGGTATACCAGCAGTGATGGCGATGAACGCTATGAACATCATGCGTTCCTTGGGTGCCATACTCCAGAGGTGCTCGACCGTGATTGTCTGGAACATCTTGTAGAGATACACGAACCTAAGCACAGGGCCCTGCGCAATGGTTGGGTAGTTGAACTTGTCGTAGTTACCCTGTGAGTAGTCGACAGCATCGTCCACGCGATCAGACAGCATGCGCTTCTCGGCGTCAGTTAGCGTCTTACCTAGCTTCGCACGATCAAGACGGTACGCAGCAAGGGCGGTGACGCGGCGGTTGAACTGCTCTGTCTTAGAGAACATGAACATCATCTGGCCAATGGTAGTAATGATGCGATTACTGCTACGCCCGAAGCGGCCAGCACCAGTCAGTTGATTGGTCAGGTTAGGCGCAGTCACACCGTCCCTAGTTTTCTGTAGCAGCATCTCAGCTTCTTCTAAATTAAGCCCCTCTTCACGAGCGTTCGCACCCTTCAACTTGAGACGCGCAACAATACTCTTAAGCCCTTCCACATTGCCTGTAACATCTTTCCGCCGCTTGAAGGCAGTGATTAGGGAGAGGTCAGAGCCCGCTTGTATAAGTGCTCGGGTCGCTGCGTGTATACCGTGACCACCGCCATAACCTGTATCAGGGTGCTGTGTAGATAGCCACGTTGCACTGTGCGATGGTATCGACGACGTGTTCACAGCAGCAGTAGCTATGGATAAACTAAGCTGCCAGATAGATGCAATAGATAGCGCAGCACCAGATAGATCACCTAGTTTTTCATCGCCTGTTGTGGACGGCAACTCAGACCTATTACGGTAAGACGCGACACGGGCTGCGCCTACACCGAGCATGCGACGGCCATCACCTTTACCGGAGACTGTAGAGCTTTCGCCAGTCTTATGGTTGTAGATTTTAATAGTGGTGTCGTCTGACGCCTGCACGTACTGGTGCTGGTAGTCCATCATTTCACGGCGGGCGTGGAACTCAGCGCCGGAACCTTTGGTTGTTGCCAACCATGTCTTTTGCAGGCTGTCTAGCCGATCCGGGTCGCCTAGCCATAGGGCATTATCGCTTAGTGTATCTGTTACCTCATGCTCGTACAGCACCCTAGCTGAGGAGTTAGCCCTCTTCTCAAGATGCTCCCACACTCCCTTACGTATGTCGGGGTTCCAGCCGGGGACGAACTTACGTTCAAGGCTGTGGCGCGCACCGCCACCTTGGGCAGCAGCCATCTGTACTAGCTTCTCCCTATCTACCCCACCGAGGGTAATACCAGCGTGGTTCAGCAAGTTGATCGCCTCACCGTAGGATACGATGCCACCCATAGGTGGTAGCTCTAGTGACGTACTCTTGATAGCCTCAAAGGTCACGCCTTTGATAAGGTCGCCACCATGGCCTAGTAGCTCCATTGGAGGCAGTCCGTTAAGCACCCCATTAAGCTCTGCTACCTGTGACAACGCGTCGGTGTTAGAGTCTGTGCGAGACATAAACATACTGGACGCAAGCCCGTCATGCAGCTTCACAACTGTGCCATCTACCACGGCTCGCACACGGATTTGGTATTTACCCTTACGATTAAGTGGGACGTACGCAGACAGTATAGTGTTCTGGGCGACTAGCCGGGCCCGCTCTACGGAAGTGTTGGCCATATGCAGGCCGTGTATAGCCTGCTTAATAGCACGGGTGTCGACACCCTTGCCCAGCTTATCCTTTTGCAACGCAGCCAGCTTAGAGATCACCCGGTTAACATTAGCGTCTCCGCTAGTGCGCAGCACCTCAGTGCTTTTACTGCCAGTAGCCGTTGACCCTTTGAGCCAATCATCTAGCTTTAGCTTACCACGCTTAGTGTCCATCACATCGACTACGTTACGTAGGAACGCCTCAGCAGTCCTGATACTCTTCTTATTATAGGAGACTGAGCGCCCGTCGATCTTCTGCCCAGTGCTGTACAAGGTGGTGTACGTCTCCAGAACATCTTGTAGTGTGTTCATATCCGTGGCAGTAAGCACAGGCTTCTTCGTTGTGCGGTCTAGCGTCTTGCTACGCAGGCCTGTCCAGATTTTGTCCCGGTTACGCACCACGCCTTGTGTAGTGTTGAGGTACATATCGAGATCAGCCTGATCCACAACAGCACGTACTTCCTCGGCCACTTTCCAAGCCTCGTCCGACACAACGTCGAAGTCCAACTTCATGAGCCTAGTCACTACAACTTCTTTGCCGTCAACGGTCTTAACGAGCGGCTTACCCGTGGTCACATCCATGATGGGGACTTGGATACCAGCTTCGACTTGCTTCTTAGTCAGCGCAGCCTTGGCTTGTAGTTTCTTAACCGCGACTGTGTCGATAGACGGATCACCATTGGCGTCGAACTTTAGCAGCTCAGGTGCCTTCCGTAACTCAGAATTAAGATCGCCGCTCCGAGCGTGTAGGATCAACTCCAACACGCGGTCAGCTTGCTCTAGCTGTGCTTGGGTGGGTCCGCCCGGTCCCTTATGCCCCAGCTTAGCGAGCGCCTCAATGTCATGCGGGAGGTGAGAGTACGATGTGAGACGGTTGTACTTGTTCTTAAGCGCTGACACCTCTTGGGTTTCAAACCGAAGCGCGTGGAACAAGCGCCGTGCGCCGGGGTTCTTCTTGGCTAGGTTGCCTAGTGACTGGAGAGTCTCTAGTGAATTGTCATAGATATCTTTCACACCCTCAAGTGCACCCTTAACATCGCGTGTCTCTACTAAGTTACTCACAGATGCAGACATACGCTCAGCAATACCGCTGAACCCGTGGGTGATATCTTTCAGACCACCTTGCCCCATGACCACGCCGTCATGGAAAGCGCCCGTGCTATCAGTGGTGCTGTACCGTGTGTTGATTGCCCGGCTCTCTAGCTCAAGCAGACTGTTGTGCACACCACGGGGTGACACATCACTAACGACACCGTCGCGCACGTACCGGCTGGACTGGTACACAAAGAAGCGTGTCATGTCATCTTCGAACTTGAAGCCCAACTTGTTGAGCCAGCGCTTAATGACACCACTGAGGCGCATAACCAGTGAGTTGTCGATGTGCCCTGCGGCATCAGCTAGTGCCTCTTCGATGGCCTCGTACTTCTCAACACCACCTTCTATCTGTCGGTCGGCGTCAGCCTTAATGGTGGAGTCAGACTCATATGCATTGTTAAGTAGCTTCTTGAACTCAGCCTTAGGCATGATGGACCCGAGTCCGAAGTGCCCCACAACTTCGTGTGACAGGACAAACGCTAGGTGCTGGCGGTTAGCTATGTTGTCGCTGAAGACAATAACAGTACGCTTGAACGCTACACCTGCCGCGTTGTCAGGGATGACAGTGCCATCCTCACGCCCGTCTTGGGCTTCCTTATATAGAGCAGGGTCTTTCTGCTGTAGCTCAGCGACGTTTTTGTAGGTGCGGATGCGCACTTTGAGTGTCTTGCTCAAGCGAGCGCGGAACTTACTAACCGCCATCTTCACCGAGCCTAGACTCATTGGCTTAGTGATAGGATTGCCGTCTAAGTCGACGAGGCTGTTACGTGTGTTGACGTCGAAGCTATCATCCCCGAACATATTATCCACATCGATACCACCTACCTCAGCGGCGACGTCAATGTCTTCAAGCCCGTCGAACGTGTTGTCTAGCTCAGCGTCATCAGTGGTAGTGTTGTCCTCTGCCGAGAACATCTTCGCGTCCTTGGCTGCGGCAGCTTCAGCTATGACACGCTTCTGGTCCTCAGTCGGTGCCGCTTGCTCGCCAGTTGCAGTAGACTTACTCGGTGGAGTGCGCAGTGAAGGGACCAGCGCAAGCATATCATCTGTTGGTTTTGTGGGCCGCACAGGGCGTAGACCACGCTCTGACTTGCCTAGCCGGGCGACAATGGCGGGGAATATACCTCGGTTCATCGCGAAGTCCCATAGAGCCTTATGCTTACTGAACTGTGGGTCAGACGTAGCACCAAAGGTTAGGGACCGAACTTCATCGTTGGCCACATCGGAGAACATACGGTGGACTAATAGCTCACCACCATCCCATAGGGCATCAGCTTCAGGGCTAGCCCCATTAACAATGTCAGAGGCGCGGTCATGTGCAGCCTTGTTGGGCTTACTGTTGGAGTCGCCGCCTCTAGTCTCGACTAGGGCTGTGTAAATAATAGTGCGGGCTGCGTCACGCCATGCCCGGCTCGTAGGCTTAGCTGACTTCAGTGTGTCCACAGCCTCGTTGACCATGATGGTACGCTCGTTGGTGCTGGTCTCAATACGGTCTATAGCAGTGGGTTGTTGTTCTTCCCCGACAGGCTGTTCCGACTTTTGCGGTTCAGCGGGCTTACTTTGGTCCGCTTCGTCTGAGGGCTTTTTTGGTTTGGTATCTTTAGCCCTTCCTCCAGTTTGCCCAGTGTCACTTTCGTTGGTGGACTTACCCTTGCCACTACGCTTGAGGGCTGAGGTTCCGCTTCCAGCTTTGCCAGTGCCTCCGGGTTGTTCTTCTTTAACCACTCCCTTTGTGCTTGGCTTCTTACTCCGGGCTTTGCTTTTGCCTTTAACTTTTGCATTAAGCTTCTCCTCTACAACATCTTGTGACGCCTTGTCCGCGTCAGCAGCCTGCTCATCAGGCGATACCTCAGGTGGCCGCAAGTCGAGTGGCAACTGGCCCTCGTTGACAGTATCAGAGAACTGCGCGGCTAGTATATCCTCAACGAAGTCTCCCTCATTATTGAGTAGGCCGGGGTAGTCACGCTGCACTTGCTGTACGATACGGCCACGATCTGCCCGTGCACTTTGTAGCGCAGTAGCAATCGCAGCGCGCTGTGCGCCCACCTTTGTGATGGCCGGAACCTTCTTCGTAGCCCGTCTAGCCTTTGCGTTGTCAAGTCGAGCTTGGTCTTCAGGGGCTAGGGCTAGACGGGCTACGATGCTACATGCTTTGGCCATTAGTTACTCCCGTGTTCAATCCGCAAGCGTACGTCGACAGTTGTTGAGCCACCGTATGTACCAGTGGTAACGATCTTGGCCCGAACGAACTTACCGATAGCACCGGACACCGCACCAGCAGCGAGGGCACCGTCAACAGTAGCGACAGCCGTAGTGATAGCGGTCTCTTCCCGCACACTGAGCAGATGCTTTAGGCTGGACGTAGTGAACGCGAAGGACATGATGTCCACCCACGTAGACTTGTCATCAAAGGAGGTCTGGATATAGACCTTAGCTGTCGTGCCGCCGCTGCCGTACACGAAGTTAACAAAAGCCGTGAGACCAGCAGTCTCATCAGGGAGGCGGTGCACTTTGCCACGGACTGCGACAGACTGTGCAGTGGTGATGGCGTGGGCGTCTACAAGATGTTGGATAGATGACATTACATATTCCTTATTTTGCTTTAGCTGTGGTTGTTTGTACTAGGTGGTTACCGCCATGATTGGTAGTAGCCTCTTGCGGCTTAGGTTTAGCAGTACCGGACTTCTTAATCTGGTTGGTCTTGCTCATTGGGTGTAAGTCACGGGTGGATATAGTACGCATTACTTAGCCCACCCCCGGCAGGCTTGGTATTCCTCTAGGGCGTCGATACGTTGCTGAGCCTCTTCCATAGCCTCACGGACAGGCACAGGCCGCATCACAACCTCCCCAGTCTCACGGACTTCATGCGGAATATTGACAGTAGGTTCACCCCGCGAGAACAGATCACCTTGAGCAGGCCCCATGCGATCCATGGTCTGCTGGTCAAACATGTCAAGCTGGCCCGGAGGTAGCTGGCGCTGTGGAGCCGGAGCTGGTGCAACTTGTTGTGGAGGCGCAATCGCTTGGGAAGGCTCGAAGATGTCAGCTTGTAATGGGTCGGCATTGACAGGCGCACCCTGCGTCGGGTTGGGCATAATGATTGTTGGAGTCGGAGGTACTAGATCGAACTCACGTTGAACTTCTGCGCGTGGTGGGGGAGCAGCGATCTCGTTCTCAAGCACACTCATGTCGCGCTCAAGAGCTTGTTGGTCCTCAAAGCGGTTAGAGCTATCCACGTCTGCGTACGGCAGGATAGGCTCATTACGCGCGGCTTGCTGTTGCGCATCCATGCCTTGAAGGTTACGAGCATTAGTCTGGCCAGCATCAAAGAGATCAACTTGCCCCTCCTGCTGCACAGTACCGGAAGGTTGGCGGGGATCACCGGGCACTTGATCTTGCGGACCTAGCGTTAATGGGCCTAAGTCCTCCTCGTTAAACATTTCCCCCTGCTGCTCTAGCAGTAGTGGGCCTTGGCCTAAGTCCTCATCGCTGAACAACTCACCTTGGGCGGGGCTAAGCAGGTCGAGGTTCTCTTCCTGTAAGTCACGCGGGGGTGGAGTTGGCTCAGCATCTGGCTCAGCATTTGGCTCAGCCTCTGGCGACGTAGGTGTGCTGGAAATCGCGTTGGCGGCACCACCGATAGGACCACCGATGCCTGCGCCAGCAGCGAATGCGTTGATTAGTTGGTTAATAACTTCGGGGTTGTTAAAGTCTAGCTCACCCGCTGCGCCTAAGGACAGCATATCCTGCATAGTCTCTGCGCCACCTTCAAGCGCAGCACCAGCACCGAAGCCTTTAGCAGCTCGCGCACCACGTCCTCCGCTAGTGAGGGCATCACGGCCTGCGCGGCCCATTGCGGTCTTGATTGCGAGTGCAGCAGGGCCCAGCTCAGCAAGCACATAAGGCTGCGCGAAGAGAAGCGTGGTCAAGCGCGCAAGGGCTGGGCTGTCATAGTTACCCGACTCCTCAACAGCTTGGTAGATATCACCGATGGCCACGCCTTCTGAGGCAGCGACGGCACCGAACTTCGCACCAGATATACGCCCGGCTTTGCGCAGCGCTGCAAGGTCAGTAGGGTCTACATCTGTCTTCCCTTTAATACCCTTGATAGCCCGTAGAGCAGCGGTAGCCTCTTCCTTCTTAAGTGTGGGCCCGACTTGCTTAGCGGCTTTCTTTGCAGCACCACGAGCTAGGAACTTAGCCCCAGTAGCAGTACCCGCAGCTATACCGCCAGCACCACCAGTTAACGCAGAGGTCACAATCATCTCAGCCATGAGGGGGGCCATCTGGGCAGCGTTAGCTACGAACCAGTCGGCCACGCCCTCAGCGCTATCGATATCAGTAGCTGCGCGTTGGTAGGGCTGGTTAAACCTAATCTCTTCCTCCTGAGTATCGATGATACTCTGGCCGGTCTCTTCAGCACCGAGGAACTTAAGGGTAGAACCAGCTAACTGCTGGGATGTATCGACACCAATGTCTAGGTTCTTCTTAGCCAACCGACCAAAGGATGGGTCTTTAATGCGGTTGATGTACCCACCGAACTCCTCGATCTCCATAGGGCGGAAGTTGCTAGGCATAGGCTGCATAGGCTTGTCTAGCTCAGCCTTGGAGTTGAGCGCAGAGTCGTGGTCGTCAGCGTTGAACGTTGAGCCGTTCACCCAGACCTGTTTAGTAGCAGCATCGAACCCAAAGGGTGTGAATTGATCCGGCACCTCTGGAGCAGGGGGAGGCGCAAGGCCAGCGGTTACGTCCCCAGTGGGGGTATCTAGCGCGTACGATGGGTCATACGACCCCTGTAAGATTGGCGACAGCGCCATTAGTACGCCCCTCTAGCTGAAGCCATAATGCTAGACATAGACCCTTTGAAACTAGGTAGTGTAGTTCGTGTTGAACTCATGCCGGGAACCATCTTCTCATCAGCCCCCTCAACCTCACCAGTTACTGTGTGTACAAGCTGATTACCACGGACCATCCATACGCCCTCCTCAGAGTCTAGGACAATCTTACCCGCGAGCTCTAGGCGTTTAACCTCAGCTTTACCAGCGTTCTTAATGTGCTCAAGCATTGCGCTTTCTTGCGCGCTCCACTGTGCATCTCGGAACTTACCGACCCGCTCAGCAGCCGCTGAGTTGATAGCCGCAGCGTACGCACTAGACGCACCCTTACGCGCAGGAGAGGTGATATCCGCAGTGACGCGGCCTTCGTAGATCATCTGGTCGCCGTCCATCACGTTCCACTTACCATCGGAGCGAGGAACAATCGTTATAGCCCGGCCCGACTGTTGGGACCACATGTCTTGCAACATGCGTGGGTCGCCGCCGTTCTCAAATAAGTTAATCGCTTTAGTCTGTGCGAGGTGGGTGACTGTAGCGGTCATATTGTTAAGCGCAGCTACAGCCTCAATGTACTGCACACCCATACCGGAGCGTTTGTAAGCATCAGCCATTTGGAATAGTTGCTTACGTGCAGCCAGCCCCTGCTGTAGCTCAACGTTGTGCAGTTGTATACTCACCGGGGGCTTGGGCTCAGGGGGTCGCGCCTTCACAAGCGCAGTTTTGATATTGCCCTTAGGCATCTCAGCCACACCGGCTTCCTCTGCAACTTGTTTTACAGCTTTCTTTCTCTCTGCTGGTGTCGGCTTAGCCGCTGGGTCACCGCCCATAAGTGCTGAGGCAGTTTGGGTTGGGGCGTGAACCGGTGGAGGAGTAGTTGCCCCACCGGCAGGTATAATAGTGCTACTGTACCCTTGAGTCCGCGCCTCGTTAAACGCTTCTTTGCTGCCCCATTTAGTTAACGTACCGTTTATTAACGCACGGTAGGCATCGCCACCTTGGGCAGCACGCGCCCGAATAAGGTTGTCATAGTCCTCAGCAGCAGAGGTCGCGGGATCGATTGTAGTCTCTAATGTGAAAGGTTCTGTCTGCTTACCCTTAGCGTCGACAGCCCCAGTGCTACCTGTTGTGCTAGGCACAAACCCAGAGTCGGGTTGTGGCATATCTGACCTATGCACCGGAGTGGATGTATTGCCAGCGCGCTCGTATATCCAGTCACCGAGTCCACTACCGTCTACAGCCTTTACCCCACGCGCTGTGGCCTCATCAGCCCTTGCGTTAGCCGCAGTGGAGTCGTCATCAACAAAATCATTCCACCATTTGCGGACTTGCCCAGCAGCCTGAATACCAGACTGAACGGGCAGCATGACAGCCCCCCCGTACAGGTTAGCAGCAGTCCGTAGCCCAGCGCGTGATGGGCCCTGTGCCGCAGCCGCAGGAGTTTGAGCGGCGGGCGTAGCCGGGGGTTTTGGTTGCTGTTGCTGGGCTGCTTGCGCAGCCTGTGCTTGTGCGATCTGTGCGGGGGTTGGCCCTACTTGCACGGTGCTAGCAGTGTTACCCTGTGGCCTTATGATCCCAACACCGGGCACTGGTACGTCTTCGTCCCGAATATCCCGCGTGTTGCGGCGTAGGTTCATAGCGTCCCTATACTGTAGGCCCGCCATGTTGCGCTGCTGACTAAGCTCGTAGTCTCCAGAACGTCCCGTGAAAAAAGCCATTACGCGTTCGCCTCTTCTAGTTTCTTCTTCTTCGTTACCCCAAAGATTTCATCTGCAATAGGCTGGAAGAGTTCAGTAGCTTCTTGCCCGGCTTTACCCAAGCGACTGTACCGTTTATCAGCGTTAGCGAGATCAGCACGAGCACCAGAAACGATCCCTGCACCTGTTGGGGCAGCGGACTGCGCTGCCTGCATATACTGTAGGCGCTTAGCCTCCGCTTCTTGACGGCCACTATTGAACCCACTTAGGCGGGAGGTGTCGAGTGCGTTACGGCGCTGCTGTGCGCTACGTGAGCCTGTGTTACTAGGGTTAGTACGGCGTAGCCCAGCTTGTTGCGCGCGCTGTAAGCGGTTCTGCTCCTCAGTGAGCCGCCGCTGCCCGTAGTATTCTGGGTTAATATTAGCTGCCTGCTGGACGTATGAGTTAGAGACCCCACGTCGCTGCTCAAACTGCGCCTGCTGCTGTGCTGCTGCGGCGTCACGGCGTTGCATAGCTGCTCGCTCCTCAGCAGACATATCGGGCTCGTCGCCCACAAATGCACGGCTGAACGCTTTAGTCGCTACCTTACCACCGAGCTGCTGGAAGTTCTCAGAAGTGAAGAGCTTGTCAGACGCAGAGCCTAACTTGCTACCTAATTGGTCAGCAGTCCGACCGAGCTGTGTTCCCCAACGATTGAGCGTTGCGCTACCGGAACTCGGATTGTACTGGGGTGAGCGGAGCCCGTTAGCACCCGGACTGTTAAACCCTGCGGTGGAGATTTGGTTGCTTGGAGCCCCAGCGCCACCAAAGCCAAGATCAGATACGTCACCGCTGTACTGCCCTATGTTATTAGTGTAGTTCGCGCCACCGGACAGCACATCACCGGGAGTATTAGCGTAGCCAGTCCCTCCGTTGCTAAGCGTTGGCGAACCGCCGCCGGAAAACGACCCACCGGTCCCGAACTCTCCTGCTGTGCCGATATTAAACGAGTCGGCGCTTTCGGCTACAAGCCCAGATGCACCGGGTACTGCTTGGGTAGTCCCTAGCTGGCCTGCGATGTTACCACCCCCGCCGCCGGGGCCAAGGCCACCAGTGGTAGAACCCGCCGGGCCACCCGGCACAGGAGCGTTGAAGCCAGCAATGCCGCCACCAAGGCCACCGCCAATAGCACCCATAAGGACGTTCCCACCTGTAACAGCAGCAGTAGCAGCACCAAGGCCAGCCCCGACTAAGGCACTACCTATAGTAGCACCAACAACACCAGACAACCCAATAGCCTGCGCGATGATAGGCGCGGCCCATGGGATGGCGATAGCAGCCACAATACCAATAACGGCCATGATGCCGCCTTTGTGATCTGTGGGCGTGAGCGCGGTCGTCGTCATCAGATGAGACTTTAGATGTGGGACGACTACAATACTGCGGGGGACTACGACACTCATACTACATCTCCGTCAGGTCCAAGCGGACCGTTTCATAAATCTTGTTGAAGCCGTATCGCTTTAGGATACGTGCCATTGCGGGGGAGACAGACGCTTGCATAGTGCGGACCCCGTTCATAAAGGCCCAGCTACATACGTGTGTCCAAAACTTACTTTTAAGTAGGTCAAGCTCCCGGCCACCAAGTGCGGCGATGTTGAGTACAGTGTATTGTGGGTATGCTTGTGTTTCTAGGATAAGCACCAGCGCTACGTCTGGTAGTTCACCCTCATCGTTCTTGGCAATCATTGCGTACATACGCGCTGCTTTAATGCCCTCGTATATATCGTTCACAGTCATCTCGCCATGCATGGCTTTATCCACACAGCGTTGCAGGACATCAGCCATCTGGGGCCAATACGTTTCCAACTGCTCTCCAGTGCAGATAAGCAGAGGCTCATACCCTTCAAGGGTATCGCGTTCTACAGTTGGCTCGACCAGTTTAAGTGCTTGCTTTGTCATCTTTACCAATCATCTTGTCAAAGAAGTCAGTGCCCTTAGCGAGTACAACGTGTTCTGGGATCATATACTCACCCTTATGGGCGTTGATTGCAACACTTCCGTCTTTGTTGCGGCTATCAGGTATCGGTCCACCGGTCTTAAGAGTCGCTTGTGGTGGCTGACCTTGTGACTGGGGCATACCTTGACCACCTTGTGGCATCTGCTGTGGGCCTTGCTGACCTTGTGGCTGACCGCCACCATTCTGGACTGCCCGTGCTGCTAACAGCAGTGTGAACACCATGCCGGAGTCGTACTGCTCTGGGATGTCTGTCTCAGGGAAACCTTGCTGTAGCGCGAACTGGCGTAGTTGCGGCCACAGTGCGGGGTTCTGGGCAGCAGCGGTAGCGAGCTGCACAGCCATATTAAGTTCCTCAGGAGTAAGCTCACCTTGCTGCATGAGATACTCGATGCCTGCTTTTATCTTAAGGACTTCCTGTGGGTTGTCCTGAACCATACGCTGCATCTCAGCTTCCATCTGCTGCATGGGGATGGGTTGGCCTTGCTGAGCCCCTTGGGGAGCGAGACCCGCTGTAGGCCGTGGGTCGCCACCGGGCTGTACAACACCCCCTGTCATATAAGACGGGTTCATACGGTAATCCATGGAAGGGCCAGCTCCTTGTGCCTGCGCACCTTGTTGTAAAACGCCGGGGTCAGCCGCGTCATATGACGGGTCTGTCGCGATCCGAATGAGTTCCTCAATCGATGAGTTGCCGCTGTCGTCGTTGCCTTCGAACATATTATGCTCCTGTCATATTTCGTATTAGTAGGTCAAGCGCCTGCCGCGTATCGTACAAATCGTTAGCCAACTGTTGCACATCTGTGCGTAGGTCAGTAAAAGAGTTCAGCGGCGCGGACTCAGCAAAAGAAGTGGGGGTAAGGTTGTTACTAGTATTAATACTAATCATAACCTGATCACCAACTTGGTTGACTGTCATATCCCCACGGACAATGGCCATGCTGGCGAAGTCACCCTCACCGCGTGTACCAGTCAGAAGCTCTATGTTCTCTTTAAACGAACCAAACAGTACGCCTTGCCAGTCGAGCTGGGTGTCTGGAACTTCTGGAGTAGCTACGTGTCTACGTGGCATTATGCTTTCCTCAGTCCATCTGGGGTCTCACCTAAGTGGATTGCCCGAACTCGTGCCTCACTCGCTACTGACACCTCGAACGTATCCGACTTATAGCCCGCCGGGCAACGGAAGATGCTGTCACTCGTTACAGCTTGTGTATACACTAAATTCTTGTCCCGCCATAGCTTAAATATCACAGTATACGCAGAGGGTGCCGTGCGCGACGACCGAACCAGTGAGCCAAGGCCTGAAGGACCGTTCACTAACGCACTGTTAAAGGCCCCAAAGTTAGTAACTGTCACCCCATCAGCCCCGACATAATCAGTAGGACCATTAAGCGCCCCGAGTTGTTCACTATCGGTCCATACAGTGGTGTTGTAACTGACGACACTGTTGTTATATGTCGTGTACGCGAGAGCGTCCTCTGCCGTGATAGTATAGTCCGCAATGACCCGTGCAGCACCAATGTTGATGTAATCTTTGGTAACAATCGTCTTAGACTTCCACTCCATAGGGCGCAGCGGCCACACAGAACTACCCCACTGAGTGATGTTACCTCGAGAGTCACTCGCCGTGTACAGCGCGTTATCCGAAACGTCCGTCCATGCGCTATTGAACTGGTGGCCAGCAGTGACATAGTACCCACCAACCTTTTCATCCCGCTCAAAGAGGAACGACCCACCATCATAGGAGCCGAAATACTTATCGTTATAGAACTGTCCCACAATCGTCGTGGGGTCAATCCCGTCATCCCATGTGTCCCAATCGTGAAGGAGCTTAGTAGCTAAGCTGAGCCCAGAAGCTGGAGACCACAGCGCTAGGCCACCGTATGTAGCGAAGATCACACCATACCCCATGTTGACCACGGACCGCTTCGACAGGCATGGGTAGGGGGTGTCAATACGTGAGATACTCACTGTAGCCGGATCGTTGCCTGTCACCCGGAAAGCGTACGTGTCGGTAAGCACAACTAGATACCCACCGACAACTTCAAGCGCAACGATGTCGTATTCAAATGTCTGGCGGTATGCAAGTGGCCAAGCCCAAGGCTTACTGGGTTCAGCAAAGCACAGTTGGTTATCGAAGAACCCAACGACCATGTTGTTCTGCGCGAGAGTAAGCCCTGTCATCGCTGCATTGGGGGCGTCGTAGTTATCCGTCAGCAGGAGATCAACGAGGTTGAGGAAGTCGAAGTCATCTACATAACTGTCGTTAGTTAGCACACCAGCAGTGTCAGCAGTGTTCGCCTCATCAACACGGATAAGTCCTGCGGTGTCGGCGGTGCTCGCCTCGTTAGCCGCTGTGTTAGGATACGTGAAATTATCGTCGTCTATCCGGGTGATGGTGACTCCGACTGCGTCATAGTCTGTGTCCCCCATCCCAGAAATCGTAGCCACATCGCTGGTTGTCATGCCGTGCCCGGTGCTCTGTATAGAGGCAACGTTTGATGTGCGTTCCCGCAGCTCTGTAGCTTTGCCGCCGGTGCCGACATAGGTGAACGCTGTAGAACTTGTTACAGTGACGCGAGCGTCGGCTTGGTCGTACGTGGAGTCGGTCATGCTAGCAAGCGTGAGCAGTTGGTTGGTGACGTACCCGTGTGCTGCTGCGGTAGTGATAGTTATAACACCGTTCGTGCGCTCACGGGTAGCAGTGGTAGCGCTGCTGTCTCCCCAGTAACGCGGCGTGTCAGCGGCTAGCTCAGCTACGTTATGATAGAGAGTGCCGGTGGTATCGGCCTTAGATGTTATATCCGCGTTGGTTACGGCGTAACTAAAGGCCGTGTCGCTATCGACCACGGTGACTTCGCCGTCTACAACATCGAACACACTATCTGTGCAGCCTTCGAGTTTGAACTTGTCCCCAACAATGAACCCGTGGTGTGTACCCATAGTGACAGTCGCTACGTTGGACGTAAGCGCCACAGTCGCAGTAGTCTGCGGGAACCAAAGGTCAGATAGGTGATAGAACTCAGTGCCAGAGGCAGACGACAACGTGCGGTACAGCTTCATACCAGTGATAAAGTTATCCCCAGAAGGTGCCGTAGTTGGTAAGCCACCAATAGAGACTTGCTGTCCTTCTTTGATAAAGAGTGTATCAGATGGGTCAGCGCCGATACCTTCCTCACCCCATGGTGTGAACCAAGTGTAAGTGTAGTCCCGTGTGATAGTGCCACCAGCTAAGTCAATGGTAGCAGCTGTATCTGCCACGAAGGCTTGCGTGTCCCCAGCGTTGTAATACTCGAACGTAGTGGTGCTTGTCACAGTGATCCGGGTGTTAGTGATATTAAATGCTTCTGGGATCGTACCGGTGAAATCCCGTACTGTGATGACGTTGCCGTCACGGAAGCCGTGAGCCGCCGCTGTGGTGATAATAGCTGTATTGCCTGAGTCCCGCTCGTATCCAGCCGAGGTCGGTGAGACAAAAGCCACCGAGGAAGCTGTCGGAACGGCGGTCGGTAAGGGCAAGCCTAGGTCGTAGAACGAGCTGCTCGCAGCGGGATACGGCTCAGAGCCCGCCGTAGCTAACGCATATGTGGATACTTTCGGTACACCGTCGCCTGTGTAATAGAAGCGCTGCTCGTCGTCTGAGGAGTCGGACACGGTAATAATGTCCACATCATTCAGCCAAGTTAGCCAGTCGATAGAGGCATCAGCGCTCGCGCGCATACCATGCAAAGTCTGTAAGACCCCTAGGCGTGGCACGTTGTCGATAACAGCAGGCTCGCTGTACGGAATAAGGTCGCCAGAATAGAGCTGCAAGTTATAGGCAATCTGCCCCGCACCGTCAGGAAGAAGTTCTGACGATACCTTCGGTGCAGTTCCTAGGAACTTCTTGATCTTGATTGCAGCCATTACGAACCCTTACTGGCGAGGTGTTCAGTCTTCTCTTTAGACCCGGCACTTGAGCCAAAGTAGAAGTTATATACTTGCTCAGTCTTGGCGCTGATCTGGCCAAGGACGAAGCCGAGGATCGTGCTTTCAAGACTGACCTTGCCCATCAAGACAAACGACATTGTGGCGAAGAACCCGGCGACAGTCAAGCCAGCGAGTACAGGCACGATCCATTCTTTGTTAGCCTTGTGCATGTCTCGTGCTGAGTTACGATCTTTCGCAGCAATGTCCTCTCGCTTGAGGCCAAGTTCCTCCATCTTCAACTTAAAGTCGTGGTCTGCTTTCTTGAGTAGCATCATTGTCTCTGGGGATGCGCCGAGAACAGCGGCTTCAATGTCTTCGATACTAGCTTCTTCATCGCCTAGGAGAGCGCCAGCAATAAACTTAGTAGCCATCCCTCCCACAGGACCACCGATAGCAGTACCAAGGAGAGGAGCAACAGTCTTAACAATCTCTTTCCAATCAAAGTCCATTATTTTACCCTCAATTCAAAGTGTGGAAGGTCCGAAAACCTCTCGTCCTTATTATCAAAATCACCGTCCCAGTCACCACCCCATTTGAGATCAATGCCCAGTCCTTGGGAAACGCCTAGAACGTAGCCAGCCAGTATCATAAATCTGCTAGTGTTCTTCCAGTCGATGGGATAGGGCGCGATGTCTATAGCAGTCGATGGGTTGGCGTTGTGATTGGATAGGTCGTTGATGCCGTCGATCTGCGTGACGATTGGACCGGGAGTTGTGCGGCCCTGTGCGTACAGGCGCTGCTGCTCGCCAGTGGACCGATGCCCACACAACACAGAGAAGTCAGGCCCATGCGTTATGGCACTGTTCATCACCACGATCAGGTCATGGTGGCAGGTGAGAAGTCGTGCCTTTGATGTGTCACCGAAACTAGGCATATGAAGTATCCTTGTCGTCAGGCGGGTACACTGGCTGACCCTTAAGCATTTTCATCATGTGGACCACAGGGATAGCCGATGTTTGCTTAACACACCCTAGTTCCGATACCCACGCCACGATCATAACAGGTGACGTTCTAACGTGGTACACGGCTATGATGGGCGCTGTTAAGTTAGACGCTGGCGGTGTCGCGTTATACGCTGAGATGAAAACCTTCGCCTCATCGTTAGCCAGTACACGCTCTAGGATGCCGTAGTTCCTTGCACGTATGTCGTCACGCCAATTAATAAACTCCGCTTTAACATCGTTACACATAGACACTTTTGGCGCTGGTGCAGTTGCACACCTGTCGAGAACTAACAGGATCAACAGAGCGTTTACACGCCTCATCAGATATCTCCC